GAACATCTTTAGTGAGGTTAAGCTTCAGTCGGATTCCAAGGCGGCAGGCCGCTGGAACACCTCCAAGGGAGGAGCCTACTTCGCCGTGGGTGTTGGAGGAGCTATCGCCGGTAAGGGCGCTGATCTATTCATCATTGATGACCCTCACACCGAGCAGGACGCTATCGCCGCGATAGGTGATGCCTCTGTCTACGATAAGGTCTTTGACTGGTACACCTCAGGGCCGCGCCAGCGTTTGCAGCCAGACGCTCGCATCGTCATCGTCATGACTCGTTGGGGCAAAAGAGATTTAACGGGCAGATTAATTCAAAGCTCCATGGAGCGTGACGGCACATCCGAGTGGGAGGTAATTGAGCTTCCTGCTCTGTTGCCTTCGGGCAATCCTATCTGGCCTGGGTTCTGGAGCAGAGAAGCTCTAGAGGCTCTCAAGTCAGAGTTGCCCGCGTCTAAATGGAATGCTCAGTACCAGCAGCAGCCCACCAATGAAGAAGGGGCAATCCTTAAGCGTGAGTGGTGGAGGCGCTGGGAGAAGACTAGTCCGCCTAATTATGAATACGTTATCATAACTGCTGACACCGCATTTACAAAGAACAACCGCTCTGACTATAGTGCGTTCAATGTTTGGGGTGTGTTCGACAAGGAGGATGATAGCGGCAACACCCAGAGTAACATCATCCTGCTTGATGCTTTCAAAGAACGCATGGAGTTCCCCGCGCTGAAAGCTAGGGCAAAAGAGTTATACGATGAATGGCAGCCCGACACGTTCTTAATTGAGGGCAAAGCTTCAGGCTTGCCTTTGGTTCATGAGTTGAGGCAAATGGATATCCCAGTATCTGAGTTCACGCCAACGCGGGCTTCGGGTGATAAGATCGTGCGGGCAAACAGTATAACGGATATGTTTGCCTCGGGGATGGTCTGGTGTCCTGAAACTCGTTGGGCTGATGAAGTTATTGAAGAATGCGCTTCATTCCCCAATGGCGCACATGACGACTATGTTGATACAGTGATCATGGCTTTGATGCGGTATAGGCAGGGTGGATTTATTCGGCTACCATCTGATTATGATGAGGACGAAAAAGTCGTTCGCCACCGCGCAGATTATTATTGAAAGGCTAGACAGTGGCTATTGATAAAGCTCTTAGCGGAATTGGTGAATCTACTGGCCCCGGCCTGGAGATTGAGATTGTTAATCCAGATGCAGTCTCGTTTGCCACCGAAGACGGCGGTGCCATTGTCATTCTAGGCCCAGAGCTTTCTGAAATGATGGAGCCAGATTTTGACGACAATCTTGCTGAACACATGGGCGAACGCGAGCTAGGTAGCCTTGGTCGTGATCTGCTGGATGACTTTGAGTCTGACAACAGTTCCCGCAACGACTGGGAGCAGACCTACAAGAAGGGCTTAGACCTCCTTGGATTGAAGATAGAAGACCGCTCAAGCCCCTGGCCTGGGGCGTGTGGCGTCTTCCACCCAATCCTCTCAGAAGCCGCTGTGCGGTTCCAGTCGCAGGCTATCATGGAGACGTTCCCGGCAGGCGGTCCTGTTCGCACCAAGATTGTTGGCCGCACGTCCCCCGAGCGTGAGCGTCAGGCACTGAGGGTCAAGGACGACCTGAACTACTTCCTCACCGAGAAGATGTCTGAGTATCGTGGCGAGCATGAGCGTCTCTTGTTCGCTTTGCCCCTGTCGGGTGCGGCGTTCAAGAAGGTTTACTATGACCCCACGCTGGGCAGGCCTGCCGCCATTTATGTCCCGGCTGAAGATTTCGTTGTTTCCTACGGAGCGTCTGATCTTCAGACTGCCAATCGCTACACGCAGATCATGCGCAAGCATCCCAACGAAATCCGCAAGCTGCAAGTCGTGGGCTTCTACCGCGACGTTGATCTTTCTTCTCCCGTGCCTGACCGCAACGAAATCCAGAGAATCAAAGACAAACTCTCTGGCGAAGAGCTAACGGATACCGATGACCGCCATGTCCTCCTTGAGATGCACGTTGACCTGGATTTGCCTGGGTATGAGGATTTGGGCAAGGACGGGGAACCAACCGGAATTGCTCTGCCGTATGTTGTCACGGTTGAAAAATCCACCGGCAAGATTCTCTCCGTCTACCGCAACTGGCGGCAAGACGACGAACTAAAACTGAAGCGCCAGCACTTCGTTCAGTATGATTATATCCCAGGATTTGGTTTCTATTCGTTTGGTTTGATTCACCTTGTTGGTGGTATCGCCAAGTCGGCCACGTCCATTCTGCGCCAGCTTGTTGACGCGGGCACCCTGTCCAACCTTCCTGCTGGCCTAAAAGCCCGTGGCTTGCGCATCAAGGGCGACAGCACGCCGCTGATGCCGGGTGAGTTCCGCGACGTGGACGTTCCTTCAGGGGCAATCAGGGATTCCATTACCTTCCTGCCCTACAAAGAACCGTCCCAGGTTCTTGCATCCTTGCTGGGCAACCTCGTTGAGGAGGGGCGTAGGTTCGCCTCAATTGCCGACCTTCAGATTGGTGACGCCAACCAGCAAGCGCCTGTAGGCACGACCCTAGCCCTCATGGAGAGGGCAATGAAGGTGATGTCTGCGGTGCAGGCTCGTCTGCATGCTTCGATGAAGAAGGAACTCAACCTTCTGGTTGATATCATCGAGACGCATATGCAAGGTGATTACGACTACGAGACTGATCCTGGGGCAACCCGGACTGAAGACTATGATGGTCGTATTGATGTGATTCCAGTCACTGACCCGAACGCGGCGTCTCTGTCTCAGCGTGTGGTGCAGTACCAAGCCGCGCTTCAGCTAGCCTCACAGGCTCCTCAGATGTATGATTTGCCCGAGCTTCACCGGCAGATGCTGGTTGTGCTGGGCATCCAAGACCCAGGCAAGATCATCCCATCCGAAAAGGATAAGAAGCCCCTTGATCCAATCTCTGAAAACATGGCTATTCTTTCGGGCAAACCTGTTAAGGCTTTCCTTTATCAAGATCATGAAGCCCACATCAAAGTTCATATGTCGGCTATGCAAGACCCCAAGATCATGCAGCTTGTTGGTCAGTCACCTCAAGCCGGTCCTATGCAGGCTGCGGCTATGGCTCATATTGCAGAGCATATCGGTTTCCAATATCGCAAGGAGATTGAGAAGCAGCTTGGTGTTGAGCTTCCGCCCCCTGACGAACATCTGCCGGAAGATATCGAAGTTGCCCTCTCTAAGCTTATTGCTGATGCCGCAGAGCGTCTTCTTCAGAAGGATAAATCTGAAGTCCAGCAGCAGCAAAACCAGCAGCAGATGGAAGACCCTGTTGTTAAAGCGCAAATGATGGACATGCAGAACAAGCAGGCCGAAGTTCAGCGCAAGGCAGCCAAGGATCAGGCTGACATCCAACTTCGCCAACAGCAGCAGCAGATTGAAATGCAGCGCATTGCATCTCAAGAACGCATCGCTGGAGTAAATGCTGGCATTAAGGCTTCGGCGCAAAAACAAGCCAATGATCAAGACCTTGACATTAGCAACGCCAAGATTAGACTTGAGGCGATGAGAACTAGCGCAGATATTCTGAAGGGGCGTTGATGAAACCCGTTACCGACAACTCGTTTGAGTATCTGCGTAAGAAGTTCCGCGATATCATGAATGAACACGCCGACCACATTGCTGGTGGCGGCGCATCGGATTGGGCCGACTATAAATACCACACTGGTATGATTGAGGGTCTGGCAAAAGCCGAAAGAGAATTACTCGATTTGGCTAAGAAGCTGAGCGAGGAAGACTAATCGCCCATAGTGGGTGCTGGGTATCACACGACCCTAACAGTGTGCCGAAGGACCAACATGCTGAACGTCGATATTAAAATGCCGGAAGGAGAAGAGCGGGGAGCAACACAGCTTCCTGATCCGTCTGGCTTTAAGTTGTTGATTGCTCTTCCCGAGCTTGAAGAAAAAACTGACGGCGGCATTTATCTGCCCGAGCAAGTTCGTAATAACGAAACCCTTGCAACGATTGTTGGTTTTGTTCTAAAGGCTGGCCCAATGGCTTACGGGGACGAGAAGAAGTTCCCCACTGGTCCTTGGTGCAAGGTTGGAGATTGGGTTGTGTTTCGCGCTTACAGCGGCACTCGCGTCAAGATTCACGGTCGGGAGTTCCGGCTGATCAATGACGACACCGTTGAGGCTGTGGTTGAAGACCCCCGTGGAGTTGTGCGCGCATGACCGATAAGGAAAAGGGCGATGACGATCTTGAGTTTGAAATTGAGATTGTCGATGATACTCCAGAGGCTGACCGTGGCAGGCCGCTTGCGCCAGAAGTCACCGCCAACGATGACGACATCACAGTCACCGATTCAGAAATTTCTCGCTATAGTGACGATGTAAAGAAGCGGATTAAGGAGCTATCCTTTAAGACGCATTCCGAACGCCGCGCTAAGGAATCTGCCGCTAAGGAACGGGACGAAGCCCTTCGTCTTGCCAATATGCTGGCAGATGAAAATAAGAAGTATAGGCAGCTTGCTGGCAGCAATGAGCAGTTTGCTGTTAACCAAGCCAAGAACCGGGCCGAGACTGACATCACCGCAACCAAACGGTCGATGAAAGAGGCGTGGGAAGCTGGCGAGACTGACAAGTTCATTGAGGAGCAGGAGCGTCTTCAGCGCCTTGTTAATGAACATGATCGGTATGCCAACTATCAGCCCGCTCCGGTTGCTGAGCCTGAGTATAACATCCCCCAGCCGAAGCCGCAGCCTGACGCAAAGGTTATGAACTGGGCAAGCAAGAACCCTTGGTTTGAAGGCGGTTCTGAGCTTGAGAAAGAAATGACGGGTTATGCT